TCCCATTCGATAATATCGTTTGCTTCTGCTATAAAATCAGTACCGTTAGTATTCTTCCATGCATCAGGACCATCTTCATTTAAATTCAGCACGTAATTTACCGTACTGCCTACTGGAATAAATGCTGCCAATGCAATAACATATTGTCCGTCGCGTTCTATAGGAGCACTTTGTCCAACTTCAACACCGTTTACAAATACATGACAATCGTTTACTCGTGAAAACTCTACTCCTGTACTAATACGTTGAATTTTTGATCCATTAGTAAATGTATCTCTAATGCCCCCACCGATATTGTCAATAATCAAATACCTAGTACCTGCTACTAGATTGCTTGGACCGGTAGTTGTTGGATCTATTACTGCATCAAAACTGCCCCATGCTTCTGACAGTCTTGCTGGGCCAGCAATCATGTCATTTGTAGGATAGGTGTCCTCGTCCCAATTAACAACCATTTCAGTTTCGTCTAAAGGGTTTAGACTTAGATAACCAACAACTTCACTGCCATCTGGTTGCAGCAAGTAGATTTTAGTGACACCTGCTGTATAAGTACCTGGATGTTGATTTAGTATCAATTGCCAGTTTAACCATGAACCTGGTTGTGTGCTACTAACAAGTCTGATCTTGCCTTCAGCTACTATAATATCAAACTCTCCAAGTGTAGTACGTACACTGGCTATTGATCCTGATGTATATTTTTGTGTGTTATCAACATATACTCCGAGACCGTCAATATAAGAATCTCCGCCGCCAGCACTATCAAACATTCCCGAAATAATGTTAGTCACAACACCTAATTTCTTAACCTTAGCAGGCGGAGTAATCCAAATAGGAGTAGTTAGTGTAAGAGTAGCAATATCAATTTGTGTAGTAGTGCCCATTGGGACGGTGCGGCTAGTGAAGTTAACATCACCAAGATCGACTACACTCAATGAAGTCCAGTCTACAAAGTTATCAGTAGTTTGTATTTCTAAACTAGGATTGAACAGCACTAGAATCTGCTCTAGTATTTGTAATTTTTGTTCAGTACTAGCACTCCATATATCTGCTTTAACTGACAGTTTAAATGGAGTTGGCATTAGACGTTCAACAGTATAGTTTTGTCCCTGTGTACTAGTATACGCTCCGGTATCGGGGTCAATATCTCTTTCACGAATATTCATTTTGCTGACCAATGTAGCATCACCTAGTCTAGTATTGTCAAGATCAAGGTCAGTGATATATATTGCAATTCGTGGCACACTTTGAAGTGTGTTTTCTGAGTTTTGATTAACAATAGTTGCTGCTTGACGATCTTGATCACCGTACATAACTGGCACACGTACTAGAGTACCATCACCATATCTAACAACAAAGTTGCTTAACAGTCTAACTATCTGTAATAAGTATCGGCGTATCTGACCGTCGTAAAAATATTGCATTATAAATCTGCCTTAGGTTTAAGTGCCTTACTTAATGCTTGGCGTTCTGCAACTTCTTCACCGGCAATAGTATCAGTTGCTGTATTATTAATAAATCCAGTTCTAAATGTTTGTCTGTTATCGGTGTTAGTCATTGTAGTTCGAACAGCATCTTCACGTTTAACCCAACGTGAGCCATCATATCTGAATAATCTATTTGGCATCATATCTGTTCTTAAGAAGAAATCACCGTCAACTGCTCCAGCTGGAAAAGCAATACCGTGCCCAAACTCAACCCCATTAGGAGGAATACCGTCGCCTAACAAGTATCCACTATACCCATTTCTATTTGGTCTTCCGGCTATCCTACTAGCATCCATCGAGGTGCTGCTAGCATCTGGTGGTGCTTGACTGTCGTCAACAGTAATTAACGAAGGATTGCCAAACTCATCTGTTGCCAATGAATAAAATTGTTGTGTTTCGTATCCGCTTTTAGGAGCATTAGCTTCTGCTTGAGCAAGAATAGCATCGTTAATTTCTAGACTCTTTGTCTGAGTACTCAGTATGCTTTGTAGTGTAGCACCAGAGTATACACTAAAATAAGTTGTATTAGGTGGCTCATTACCAGTTGTAGTTGCTGTGACTTGGTATAATGTTCCTTGATATCTTACAATTTCTCCAGCGGTGTATGTTGTTGCAGGATCATAGTCTCCTACAAAATTAGCATCTTTATCTGTAGGAGTTTTAAGGATGTCAGAGTATTGTTGCTGATCACTAATTTTGTTTAATTTCAGTCTGTACAAGTGTGGATACCACGTGCGGCTAAATCCCTCAGCAGCACGACCTACTTCACTAATAACAAAAAATCTTGGCAGTGCTTGATCAGCATCATTAAGTGCAAACTCGTCACGTAAGTGCGGAAGTTCTACTACATCACCTGCTAGTGGCTTACGACCAATCAACTTGATAAAATCATTAATATGCACAGTCATAAACACTGTGTCGTTATCGATAAACAGACCAAACTGGCTTAAATTGAAATCAATATCTGCTACATTATACACACCACGAACTGTATAAATTGAGCTATCGTATTTTCTATCACGATTTTCAAGAAATAACAAATCTTGAATATTTGTTTCTTTTATAGCATCATACATTGGCACATCTGCAGTACTTTCTCCGGTCAACGGATTCTTAGGACCCAAGTACTTGTGTAGGTATAGGTCAGTACCGCCCACCTGAAACATTTCAGATATTTGACGATCTATATATTTGTAATCGTTGCCTTTTTCGGGCTTGTATAATGATAAACGTGGCATAGTAGTATATTTAGCGCATAAATACTACGGGAGATACAAATGTCAGACAATCCACAAGCTATTAAACAGGGCGTTTATGATTATTGCCGCATCATGCTAGGTGACGGAATGATCGATGTTGAACTAGACCCTATACACTATGAAACTGCACTAGAAAAAGCTCTGACACGTTTTAGACAGCGTAGCCCTAACGCAGTAGAAGAGAGCTACAGTTTCTTAACTCTTGAAAAGGATAAAAATGATTACATTCTTCCACAAGAAATTATCAACGTTCAGTCAGTATTTCGTAGAACTCTGGGATCAAGAACTGGAGGAGGAACTGGTACAAACTTTGAACCTTTCAATCTGGCGTATACTAACACGTATTTGTTAAACAGCACCATGCTGGGCGGCATAGCTACCTACTATATGTTTGCTAGTTATCAAGAATTAATCGGAAAAATGTTTGGATCATATATTGAGTTTCAGTGGATTCCTACAAGCCGTATATTAAGGATACTACAGCGTCCATTCACAGAAGGCGAAGTTATTGGCATACGTTGCCAGAATTTTAGACCAGATTATACAATCATTGAAGACATCTACGCTAAACAATGGATTAAAGATTATACTCTAGCAAACTGCAAGATCATGCTAGGCGAAGCACGTAGTAAGTTTCAAAGCATTGCCGGTCCACAAGGTGGCGGCAGTTTAAATGGCGGGGACTTAAAGTCGGACGGTAAAGCAGAACTTGAAAAGTTAGATAAAGAATTAGAAACACTAGTAAGCGGTGGAACTGGTTATTCTTTTATTATAGGTTAATTATGAAAGTACATGAAATACTAACAGAATCAGTAGCAGACGTAGAACAACTGTTTGATCAAATTGAAGAAATGGTAGAAGCACTTGCCGCGGCACACGGTGTTGATAGTGAAGTTATTTGGGAAGACTTTGAATCAGTAGACGATCACGAACTGTTAAACGAAGCAGCCGCGTGGAGAACTAGCAAAGGTAAGAACAAAAACGGCGGGTTAAATGCCAAAGGAGTTGCTAGTTATCGTAGAGAAAATCCAGGTAGTAAACTACAAATGGCAGTGACCACTAAGCCTAGCAAGTTAAAGAAAGGCAGTAAAGCAGCCAAGCGTCGAAAGTCATTCTGTGCTAGAATGGGTGGTGTTAAGGGTCCTATGAAGAAACCTAATGGCAAGCCTACACGCAAGGCATTGGCATTAAGAAAGTGGAACTGCTAAGATGAAAGTATTTGAAATCATTACAGAAATGCGTAGTCCTAAGCCTAGTAAGAGACAGGCACAATCTAGTCGCGGATTAAACACCTATAAGGATGGTGAACGTGCTGACAGTACATATACTTCTTATAGACTAGGAATGGCAGTAGCAGGATCCAACGGAAAAGATCCTATCGAAATGGACGGTAAGAGTTGGGCAGGCAAAACTAAAACCACACATCCATATACTGAAGAAGAACAAGAAATGTTAAAGCAGGCATATAAAGCTGTCGGTGCAAAATATAAAGATTTGAATCACGGTGACATGCGCAGTTTAGAATTGGACTCTACTAATAAAGTGAGCCCAGTAGCTAAACGCAAAACGAACAAATACGGCGTATAAATTTCTTGACCCTGTAATAAAAGTGTTATATACTAACACTAATTTACGGGGTTTCTTATGATCATTGGCGTATGCGGATTTATTGGTTCTGGCAAAGATACAGTTGCAGATTATCTAACTAACTTTCACGGGTTTCGACGAGAATCGTTTGCCAACAGTTTGAAAGATGCAGTGGCGCAGGTATTTGGTTGGGATAGGACCATGCTGGAAGGTCGCACAAAGCAAGCCCGTGAATGGCGAGAACAAGTAGATCCGTGGTGGGCAGAACGCCTAAACATACCGCATTTAACTCCCCGATGGGTCTTGCAATACTGGGGAACTGAAGTATGTCGCAAAGGCTTCCATGATGATATTTGGATTGCTAGTTTAGAAAACAAACTTCGCAACAGCAAAGACAACGTGGTTATTAGTGACTGCCGATTCCCTAACGAAATTAAATCAATTAAAGATGCTGGCGGCATTGTAGTTCGTGTTGTACGAGGAGATGAACCGGCCTGGTATAATGATGCTGTGGACATGAACGCAGGTGATCGTTGTATGAACTATATGACTGCTAAAGTTCGAATGTCAAAATTGAATATTCATGCTAGCGAAACTGCATGGGTAGGTACTAAATTTGATGCAATCCTAGATAACAATGCTACTATTGACGACCTGTATAATCAGGTTAAAAATCTGGTCTAAGGTCGCCCTGCTTCCAGGTAGCACCTTCTTTGCTCAGTATGCGCTGGCAGTTAGCGCATACTGATTTTAAATTTGTGTGACGGCTATTGTTGAGATTGCCGTCAACATGAAACACATTAAACTGCTCTGTAAATTTTGATTTAAATCCGCACTTGTCGCAGGTTAACTTCATGCGATAGCCATCCCTATACCACTTAGGATCACCTGCACGAATGCCACCGTGATGCAGGCATGCTTCACATTTTCTACGATAGTAGGTACGACCATTCTTAACGTAGTTAATAGCGGCTGGTCGCAATCCGCATATACACAAGGGTCTTGACATAAACATATTTATACCGGACCTTTTTGGCCCCTTTTCTTGGGCGTATTACTAGCTATTTTTGCTCAAATACCATAAATACTAGTAGAACAAAAACCTTAGGAGATTCCAAGATGGCATTAAGTTCACCAGGCGTACAAGTCAGCGTAATTGACGAATCATTTTACACACCAGCAGAACCTGGCACAGTCCCATTGATTGTGGTAGCAACTGCTGAAAACAAGCAAAACGGCGGAGGCACCGGCATCGCCCCGGGAACACAAGTTGCCAACGACGGAACCGTTTATCTACTAACAAGTCAGAAAGACCTAGCAGATACTTTTGGAGACCCAGTTTTCAAGACTGACTCTAATAACAATCCTATCCATGCGGGCGAGCAAAACGAATACGGTTTGCAAGCAGCCTACAGTTTACTAGGTGTTAGCAATCGTGCATACGTAGTGCGAGCAAATGTTGATCTTGATCAACTAAATGCTAGTGCTACTGCTCCTGATGCTAATCCAGCAAACGGCACATATTGGTTAGATACACAAAATACAGCATTTGGTATTTTTGAATGGAACGATGCACCTGCAACTGCAGGCGGCCAAATGTTTGTCAACAAAACACCAATTGTTATTACTGATCCAAATAAGATCGATGGCGTTTTACCAAAGACATCTGTTGGAGCAATTGGCAGCTATGCAATAGACGCAACACAGACTCCGGTCTCTGCATTCTATAAAAACACAGCAGGCGAGTGGGTTAAGGTTGGTAGCAATGACTGGCAAACTAGCATTCCTACTATAACAGGTGACACTTTTGTATCGGCTGTTAACGGAGAAACTTTCCTAATCAATAGCAACAGTATTGCGATTAGCGTCGGCGGCGCAAGCGGAATTGACGGTGTTATTGAAGACATTAACAATGCAGCTATTGCTGGAATTACTGCTACTAAATTAACAGTTGGTGCAGCTACTAAAATTCAAATTTTCTCAACAGGCGTAGCTGTAGTTATTACAGCAGGTACTGCATCATTGGCTAACCTTGGCCTAACAGCAGGAACATACCAAGCACCTAAGTTAGCCATCGACAAGCATACTGCAGTTCCTCAGTGGAAGCACGGAACAACTGCACCAAACGTTGCAGCAACAGGTTCTGTATGGATTAAAACAACTGAGCCAAACAACGGAGCACGTTGGAGAGTCAAGCGTTTCAACTCAGCTACATCCCTATGGGAAGCAGTAGAAGCTCCTATCTATGCAAATGCAGCATCGGCACTAAAAGGGTTAGATAATACTGCAGGCGGATTAAGTCTAGCAGTTGGTACATTGTTTACTAAGTCTAACTCAACTGATGTTTCGACTGCAGAAGCAGATTTTGATGTGTATCGTCGTAAAGCAAGTGGTGCTACTACTATTACATCAGCAAGTATTCTTGGTCAACTTGATGCAACTTATACTTTCACTTTAAGAGAAAGTCTAGTAGGTCAAGAAGCAATTTCAGCTGCAACTAGCACAATTACAGTTAGCGGAAATGGTAATGCAGCTGATGCTGATTTATTTGCTTCAGCAATTAACACTGCAGGTCTTGTAAACGTTCAAGCATCTGTTGATGCAAGCAACCGCGTTGTAATTACTCATATTAAAGGCGGCGAAATTCAAATCAATGAAACTAGCGGAGCAATTTTTGCAGATGCTGGATTTACCACTAACTTGTATTCAGCTCCGGCAGAATCTACAACACATAATAAAGTTGCTAGCCTATGGGAGCCATTAAGCTACACAGCTGGTCCTGATGCTCCTATGGCATTGGCAGCTAACGGTACATTATGGTACAGTTCAGTAATCGACGAAATTGACATTATGATTCATGATGGCAATACATGGGTTGGCTACTTGAATGAATTACCAGCAACAGATCCATCAGGCCCAATTGTAAGTGCTACTAAGCCTGAAACACAAAGCGATGAGTCAGCATTGGTCACAGGTGACTTGTGGATTGACACTAGTGATATTGAAAACTTCCCAACAATCTACAAATATAATGCAGATTTGCAAACATGGGTATTAGTTGACAAGACAGATCAAAGCACAGAAGATGGTGTATTGTTTGCAGATGCTCGTGCAGGT